TCAGCCTTTGTCTTCCGGCGGTATCTCTCCACCTGATGGTTCCTCCTCAGGTGCCTCACCGACTGAAAAGCGACCGGCATGCCTGCCCTCGGCGCCAGCATAGTGCGCCTGGATGCGTGGAAGGTCGGCCTCGTAGTCGCCGGTCGGCTGGATGATGCCGTCGATCCGGATCGTCCGCGACCCATAATCGAGAACCGAGACGATCAGGGGCACGCCGGCCGCCATCGCGATACGGTAGTAGCCGCTTTTCCACTCTCCTGCCCGAGCACGCGTGCCTTCAGGCGCGATGGCGAGGATCATCCGGTCGGCGCCTGCAAAGGCCGCAGCCATCTGGTCGACCACATCGCTGGCGGACGTCCGGTCCACAGGGACGCATCCGAGCCATCTGACAAACCCGCCCAGCGCATGGTCTGTCAGGGACTTCTTGCCCATCCATTTCAGCTTGATCTGGTAGAGGCCTGCTGCCGCGAGCATCCAGAATCCGTCCCAGTTCGACGTGTGGGGCGCGGCGATCATGACCGCCTTCGGCGCGTCCGGCCAGTCGCCGCGAACCTTCCACCCACCCAGCGCAAGCACCAGCCGGCAGACCTGCCGCCAGACCGGCGCGAAGACAGATTTCGACGCCGCCGGACGCGCCCGCTGTCTCAAAGAATCGCACGCTTGAACACCATCGGCGCAGACTGCGCCCATATACCGGGGCACGCCAGCAACCAGGCCGGGAATGGACTGTTGATTCTCGCTCCGGGAGAATTCCGCCTACTTCTTCTTCACCGCACCCTGCAGCGTGAAACTGAAGGCGAGCGAAAGGATCAGCGGCACCCAGATTGGGAGCGTTCCCAGCCCGGGCGCTTCAAGCGCCGCGGCCAAATGATCATCGACACACCACCAAAGCAGGAACAGGAACATGCTCATCGCCCTCCAGTCTTGCAGGCATGATAACCGGCCGTGCGAAGCGGGCAATCCGTCCCACCCTCCGATGTCACCAGCTATTGCCCTTTCATGACCGATCCTCAGCCGCGCGCCCGCCCTGGGCTGCCTTTCCTGCTGAGCGCGCGCGGCGTGCAGTGCGATCCACCGGGAGACTGGCGGACCTGGCTGTTCATGGGCGGGCGCGGCTCCGGCAAGACGCGGGCCGGCGCCGAATGGGTGCGCCGCCTCGCCCTGTTCGGCGGGGCGAGACGCATAGCGCTCGTCGGGCCGACCTTCAGCGATGTACGCGAAGTGATGATCGAGGGCGTCTCGGGCCTGCGGGCGATTGTGCGTCCGGGTGAATTGCCGCCGTATTACCAGGCCTCCCGGCACCGCCTCGTCTGGCCGAACGGGGCCGCGGCCTACGCATTTTCCGCAGAGGACCCGGACGGGCTTCGCGGCCCTCAATTCGATGCCGCCTGGTGTGACGAGGCGGCGGCCTGGCGTAATGGACGCGATGTCTGGGACATGCTGCAGATGACGCTCCGGCTTGGCACCAATCCACGCGCCATGGTCACGACGACACCAAAACCCGTGCAGCTCATCCGCCAGCTGGTGAAGGATCCGTCTGTGGCTATCACGCGGTCGTCGACGCGGGCCAATGCCCAGCACCTGTCGCCGGCATTCCTGAGCCATGTCGAGCGAACCTATGCCAACACCAAGCTTGGACGCCAGGAGCTTGACGGCGAATTACTGGATGCGCCGCAAAACGTGCTCTGGACGCGCGCCCTTATCGACCGGGTGACGATGGGAGCTGTCCCGGGCCCGTTGTCGGATGTCATCATTGCCGTCGATCCGCCCGCAGGAACCGGACTCAAGGCCGATGCCTGCGGGATCGTTGCGGTTGGCCTCAGGCGTATGCCAGGTGCGCCGGATACAGCGTGCGTCCTCGACGATGCGACCGTCCGGGGCCTGCCGCCGCATGAGTGGGCCTCCCGTGTTGTATCAGCCGCCAGCCGGACGGGTGCCAGCCGTATCATCGCCGAAGCCAATCAGGGCGGGGAGATGATCCGCAGCATCCTCTACAATGCAGGCTGCCGCCATCCTGTGACATTGCACCATGCCCGGCTGTCGAAGCACGCCCGCGCCATGCCGGTCGGGGCTCTCTACGAGCAGGGCCGGGTCTTCCACATCGGCGGCTTTCCCGACCTCGAAGAAGAGATGATGGCCTTCGGCACCGCCGCGATGAAGGGCTCACCCGACAGGGTCGATGCGCTGGTCTGGGCGGTCACCGCGCTTCTGCTGGATGACCAGGGCGAGCCGAGCATTCGCCGCCTGTGAGCATTCCAAGGGAGGAGCGATGAACAATCCTCCCGCCAGATATGCCGCAATGACGGGCAGGTTCCGGAAAGCGTCAGACCGCAGAGGCGGCCCGTCTAGTCTCACCATCATCGAGACACACCGGGACGGACGGCATCGCTGTCTGCCCTGAAGCCGGAGACATCGTGCATGAAATGGCCATGGCAAAGCGCGGAAACCCGCTCATCCTCATCGCTTGTCGCCCTTGCAAACCTGCCGACGGGGCAGTGGGGCCGCATGGATGCGGGGGCGCTGATGCGCGACGGCTATATCGGGAACGCCGTTGCCTATCGGTGTGTGCGGATGATTGCCGAGGCGGCCGCTTCCATTCCGCTGACGTCCAATGATGAGGACGCCGCGCAGCTGCTCGCCCACCCGTCGCCTGACGAAGCCGGTCATGTGTTTCTGGAGCGCCTCTATGGAGACTTACAGATCACCGGCAATGCCTGGGCCGAGGCTGTTACGCTGGCGGGTGATGCCCAACCGAAGGGTATCTTCCCGCTTCGTGCCGATACGGTCCGTGCTGAAACCAGTGCGCAGGGTGCCCTGACAGGCTGGGCGGTCCGCCAGCGCCGCGGGCAACGTATCATCCAGCGAGAAGCCGATGGCTGGAGCCCGGTGCTTCACCTGAAACTTTACCATCCGTCCGATGGCATTTACGGCCTCTCGCCGCTGGCGGCCGCGCGCAAGGCGCTCGACTTGCACAATGGTGCGGCTGCCTGGGCCAAGGCCCTCATCGACAATGCGGCCCGCCCGTCTGGCGCGCTGGTCTACGGTCGCGATGGCGGGTCTCTGACCCCGGACCAGTTCGACCGCCTGAAGGCTGAACTGGAGGCGACCCATACCGGCAGCGCGAATGCGGGCCGTCCGCTCTTGCTCGATGGCGGGCTGGACTGGAAACCGATGTCGCTGACGCCGGCCGACATGGATTTTGCCGGGACGCGCCATGCGGCTGCGCGCGAGATTGCGCTGGCCTTCGGTGTGCCGCCGATGCTGCTCGGTATCCCCGGAGACAACACCTACGCGACCTATCGCGAAGCCAACATTGCCTTCTGGCGGCTGACCGTCCTGCCGCTGGTGCAGAAGGTGGCGAGCGCGCTCTCCATCTGGCTGTCGGCCCGGTTTGACGACGTCGCGATCACGCCGGACCTCGATGAGGTTCCAGCCTTCGCGGCTGAACGCGAGGCGCTCTGGTCCCGGCTGGAAGCAGCGAGTTTCCTGACCGATGCCGAGAAACGCAAGCTGGCTGGGGTAGGCGAATGATCGAGAAGAAACTGACGGCCGGCTTCCTGCTGGCCATCGCGATCCAGACGGGCGGCGCGCTGGTCTGGGCCGGGGCGGCGGCGGAGCGGATATCCGCGCTCGAGCATCGTGTCGAGCTGTCCCGGCCGGTCGCCGAGCGCCTTGCCCGGGTGGAGACCGAACTCGGCGCGGTGAAAGACCAGCTCGACCGGATCGAGACAAGGCTGGAGCGCGCCGATGATTAGCGCGCCGGTGCTTGTCGAAGGCTACGCAGCCGTTTTCGGGGCCGCAGACCTGTCGGGCGACGTGGTCCGGGCGGGGGCTTTCGCGCGGAGCCTGAAGTCCGGTCCTGTGCCGATGCTGTTGCAGCACCGGCAGGGAGCCATCGCGGGACGTTGGACACGGATCATCGAGGACGGGCGCGGGCTTTTCGTCCGTGGGCTGATCGAGCGGCCGGGGGCGCAGACTCTGGCCAGGGCTGGTCTCGACGGCCTGTCCATCGGCTTTCGTGCCCGGTTCTGGACGCCGCGGGTTGGGGGCGGCCGTGACCTGAAGGAGGTGGACCTCGTCGAGGTCTCCTTGGTTGCCGAGCCGATGCAGCCACGGGCCAGATTTTCAATCATTGCAGCGGCCGCGCGGGCGGCCTGAGAAAGGAGAGACATGACCAAGGAAACCAAGATGGCCGGGACGGACGTGAAGTCGCTGGCCGCCGACATGATGGCCGCTTTCGAGGCCTATAAGGAGGCCAATGATGCGCGCATGGCGGAGATTGAGTCGAAGGGCGTTGCCGATACGCTTCTTGATGAGAAGCTGAAGAAGATCGACCGCCGCCTCGATCAGCTGAGCCTGAAGGCCGCCCGGCCAGCGGATGGTGCACCGGCCAGTGAAGCAGACGGCGAACGCTCGCAGGCCTGGTCTCGGTACTTGCGCACGGGCGACGAAAGCGGCCTGTCGCGGCTTGATATGAAGGCCTTCTCGGCCGGGACCGATGACCAGGGCGGCTACACTGCGCCGCCGGAACTCGACCGGCTGATCGAGGCGCGCCTGATGCAGGCCTCGCCGATGCGCCAGATTGCGAGCGTGCGGCAGACCTCAGCCGGTGTTTATCGCAAGCCGGTCAGCCTTGGCGTCGGCGCGGCCTGGGCGGGCGAGGAAGACGCACGCACGCAGTCCACGACGGCGGGCTTGAGCCTGCTCGAATTCCCGGCCGGCGAACTCTACTCGATGCCGGCGGCGACGCAGACACTGCTTGAGGATTCCTATGCCGATATCGATGAGTGGCTGGCTGACGAGGTCGAGGCGGCCTTCTCCATCCAGGAGAGCGCGGCCTTTGTGAGCGGCGATGGCGACGGCAAGCCGAAGGGCTTCCTCGATTACACCATCGTCGCCGAGGCCTCGCATGCCTGGGGGCAGATCGGCTCGGTCGCGGGGGACTTCACTGCCGCCGATGCTGGCGATCAGATCATCGATCTGATCCAGACGCCGAAGTCGCAGTTCCGGTCGAATGGCCGCTTCGCGATGAACCGGCGCACGGTGGCAGCGGTCCGCAAGCTCAAGGACGCTGATGGGCGCTATCTCTGGCGGCCCGGCATGAATGGCGAGGCGCAGACCATCTTCGGCTACCCGGTGACAGAGCTGGAAGACATGCCGGATATCGGCACCGGCAATGCGGCCATCGCCTTCGGGGATTTCCGCCGCGGCTATCTCATCGCCGACCGGCAGGGTGCCCGCGTGCTTCGCGATCCTTATTCGGCCAAGCCTTACGTCCTTTTCTACACCACCAAGCGTGTCGGCGGCGGCGTCCAGAACTTCGATGCCATAAAGGTCATGGTGTTCTGAGCCTGATTTTGGCCGGGGCGGGCAATGCGCTCGCCCGGCGTCTCCTTCCCGAACAAACCCACAAGGAACAATGCCATGTTTGAATCCATCGCTGTATCGCTGCTTCGCCAGGCAGCTCTGCTGACCAAGCCGCAGCAGGACGAGTTCACCACGCGGATCGCCGAAGCCATCGCCACGCTCGTCAGCTCGACCGGGACACAAATTGATGACGAGCTTCTGCGCTCGATCGGCCTGCCGCTCGGCGGCGCCGTGATCGAGAAACTGCAGGCGCTCGTCTAGGCCGCATGCCGGCGGGCATCCGGCCCGCCGGTCCATCCCCCCTCAACACAATCAGGTATCGACCATGACACTGACGGTGCTCACACCGCCAGGCGAGGAGGCTTTGCCGCTCGCCGAGGCAAAAGCCTTCCTCAGGATCGGCCATGACGGCGAGGATGTGCTGGTCGCCGATCTTGCTGCCGGCGCCCGGGCGAGGCTGGAAGAAGCCGCCGGCCTGGCGCTGGTAACGCGGACGCTGCGGCGGACCTATTATGCCTGGCCGACGTCGGTGATGCGGCGCGGGATTGCCCTGCGTCCCGGCCCGGCGGCCTCGCTGACTGGTGTTCGCACAGTGGATGCAGGTGAGGCCGCCACCGACCACACCGACCGGTTCCAGCTGGCCGCCGGACGGCTGTGCCTGAGACCCGGAGCCGCGCTTCCCAGCCTGTCGTCAGGATCGCGGGTCGAGATCGATTTCGTGAGCGGCTTCGGGGCGGCATCGGAGATACCTGACGACCTCGTCCATGCGCTCAAGCTGATCCTGCTGGATGCCTATCGCCGCAATGGCGAGGTGGGCCTGCCGCAAGAAGCGAAGGCGATCATCGCTGCGCGCCGGGAGGTGCTGCTATGAGCGCTGACGGCATGATCTGGTCAGCCGAGGCCGCCCTGGAGCGCGCGGTTCTGGTCGCCCTTCGCGCCGATGCCGACGTGCAGGCGATCTTCGGCAATCCGGCCCGGATCTTCGATGATGAAACGCCGGAGCCGGCCTTTCCCTATGCCGAACTCGAGCGCCACGAGGTCGAGGGGCGCGGTTCGGCCGGCGCCGCGGGCCATGCCCACACGCTGAGCTTCGCCATTCACGCGCGTGATGGTGGGCGGGCGGCGGCGAAGGAGGCCTCAGGCGCCTTGCGGGCAGCGTGCGAGCGCATGGCGCTGACGCTGTCTGGCCAGCGCGTCGTCCTCATCCAGCCGGTCTACTCCGACGTCCTGCGCGCGCCGGACCTTCGCAGTTTTCGCGGGCTCCTCAGGGTCCGCATCATCACAGAGGAGGCAACCTGATGGCAGGCCAAAGAGGACGCGATGTCCTGATCAAGATTTCCGATGGCGGTGATCCGGAGGCGTTCATTACGCTTGCCGGCATCCGTACCAGCCAGTTGGATCTCAACCAGCAACCCGTCGATGCCACAAGCGCGGAAAGCCCGGCCGGATGGCGGGAATTGCTGGCGGGCGCCGGGCTGAAGACCATGCGGGTACGCGGGCAGGGCCTGTTCAAGGATGCGGCCAGCGATGAACGCATGCGCAGTGTGTTCTTCGCCGGCACGATTGCGCGCTGGCAGCTGATCGTTCCCGGGCTCGGCAGCTTCACGGGGCCATTCCAGATCGCTCAGATGAACTGGGGCGGGGTGCATGACGGCGAAGCGACCTTCTCGGTGGACCTGCAAAGTGCCGGCGAACTTGTCTTCGGAGCAGCCTCATGAATGGGCCTCGCGGCGAAGTGTCGATCGAGATCGATGGCAGGCAGCACCGCCTTTGCCTGACACTAGGCGCTCTGGCGGAGCTGGAAACGGCATTTGGCTGCCGGTCCCTTTCGGAACTTCAGACCCGTCTTCGAATCCTGTCTGCCAGCGAGCTTTCAACCGTTCTCGGCATCCTGTTGCGGGCGGGCGGCGAAGCTGACGCTGCCGGGAATCTGTCGGGCGCTGCGCTCACCCCCCTGGCTGCGGCGACCGCGATTGCGGAGGCCTTCCATGCTGCCCTGGGCTGACATGTTGCGCCACGCTTTCGGTCTCGGGCTCGCGCCCGCGGACTTCTGGGCCTGCTCAGTCCGCGAGTGGCGCTGGCTCTCGGGCGGCCATGAGAGCGGCCTTGTCCGGCAACACCTGGACGAGCTGGTCCGCCAATTTCCTGACAAAGAGGAGGTCCCTTCCAATGGAACCGTATGACGACCAGCTTCAGCGCGCGGGCGATGCCCTGCAGGCGCTGGCCGATGGCCCGGGCAAGGCGGCTGCCGAAACGCTCGAGGCGGCGTTTGGCGATGCCGGCCTGCGGATCGAACAGGCGCTTGCCCGGGCAGCCCGAAGCGGCGAGCTCGATTTCTCGAACATGGCCCGTTCGGTCCTGGCCGATCTCGCCCGGATCGCCGCCGAAGCGGCGCTCGCGTCAGCCGGGATTGGGCAGGCGGGCCGCTCGATGACGGTAAACCTTTCGATGCAGGACGCGTCGCAGGCTCATGCGATCTCCGGATCGGGAAGTGAGCTGTCGAAAACGATCGCCCAGGCAGTCGCGCGGGGAGGGCGGTTCCTTTGAGCGGTTCGGCATTTGATGATGTGCGGTTTCCCCTACCGGTCGGCCCCGGTGCGACTGGTGGGGCGGTGTGGCGAACGGATGTCGTCACACTCGCCAGCGGTGCGGAAGTGCGCAATGCAAGATGGGCCGGTTCGAGGCGGCGTTGGGACATTGCCAGCGCGGTATGTTCCACCAGCGACCTTGCCTTGCTCACGGCCTTCTTCGAAGCGCGCATGGGCCGGCTTCGCGGCTTCCGGTTCCGGGATCCGGCAGATCGTTCGAGCGCCATGCCGGGGCAGGCGCCAGGCCCGCAGGACCAGTCCATTGGTTTGGGCGACGGAGTGACGAACACGTTTCAGCTGGGCAAGGCGTATGGCGGACTGGTCAAGGCTGTCACCAAGCCTGTCGACGGCACTGTCAGCATTGCCGTCGATGGTGTCCCGCAGACTTCAGGTTGGAGCGTCGACTGTCTTACCGGCGAGATCGTGTTCGACACGCCGCCCGCCCTTGGCGCCGCATTGACCGCCGGTTTCGAGTTCGAATGCCCGGTCCGTTTCGATACCGACCGCCTCGACATCACCCATGAGCTGATCGGCGCAGGGCGCGCCGTCAGTGTTCCGATCATCGAAATCCGCTGAGGGAAGCCATGCGACTGATCGATGAGGCGTTCCGGGACCGTCTAGGGCAAACCGTCCTGACCACCTGTCTTTGCTGGAAGCTGTCCAGAGCCGACGGATTGACTGTCTGCCTGACCGAACATGATGAGCCTGTCGTCTGGAAAGACGAGACCTATCAACCGGGCGCGGCGATCGAGGGCGGGCGGTTTGACCTGGCGGGCGGCCTGAAGCCCGGGCGGGCCTCAGGAACGGGCGCGCTGGCGGCCGACGTCATTTCCGAGGCAGATCTTGCGGCAGGCTTGTGGAATGGGGCTCGCGTCCACGTCTACCGCGTCGACTGGCGGGCCCCGGATCTCGGGGCGCTCGTCTGGACCGGCTACCTCAGCGAAATCAGCCATCGCGAGACCGGCTTCGAAGCGGAACTTGTGTCGCTCAAGGCCGACCTTGAACGCCCTGTCGGACGAACCTATTCGCGCCTCTGCGATGCCCGGCTGGGAGACGCACGTTGCGGACTGGCCGGGGTGGGGGGGCAAAGTTGCGACAAGCGGTTCGAGACCTGTCGGGACGTGTTCTCCAACGTCTCGAACTTCCGGGGATTCCCGCACATGCCGGGGCCGGACGCGCTACTCGCCGGGCCGGGGGCGAATGGCAATGACGGCGGCAAGCGATGA